ATGCCAAGTAATGCAGATTCCAATATCACCACTGCCGATGCGCTGACACTGTTGTTGCACAACCAGCATGCGCTGGGTGCAGCGATAGAAGAGATTACACATTGGATATCGGGAGCTGGTGCAGATGATGTTGCCGATAACGCAATCGTGGCCTTGGCAACGCTGGACACTAACGCAGCAGCGATCACAGACGCGATCATGCGGCTACGGAAGGTTTAAGGGGAGGTCTTGGCTGGCCGCACGCGGTCTAAACGCAAAGTTCAGTCCGCGAGCTCCAGTAGCTTAGACAGCGTTCACCGTCGCAATCTAGTCATGGATTCGGCTGGCCAGGTTTCTCGGGCCGTAGAGTCACACTATGTGCCTACGTGACGACGTGAAATAAGCCGTTCCATCGCTGATCGCCGGGATGACCCCAGCGCACACTGCGTCTACGATGAGCTGTCGGGTAGCCTTAACGTCGAGCGTCTTGCCTACATTCTTTTGCATGAGTTGCCTGCTAATAAAATAGCGGCCACAGGCAGAACAGTCGACGACCTGCCAATCCCCCACTTCATATTGAAGCTCTGCACTTTCCCAACAAATCCAGCACATACATTTCATGAATTGCCCTCCGTGACCAATGGATTGCGCCAGAAAAAGGCTGGTTCAATTCAGAGGGGCGACTGGAATGACCGTCGGTCGTGTTTAAGTGCGCAAATGCACGAAACACTAATTATGACCTATTGCGGCTATTAGCCACTAGTGGATGGAACGCCGTTTATGTTCAATCGGCCCCCACGCCTGGCCCAGGTGTGGGGGCCTTTTTCATGCGCCGTGGAAACCAGACGTCCCAGGACTGGTCTACCATCCTCCTACCGCTTGGCTTGCTGCAGCCACTCATTATTTGAAGGATGCCCATGTGCTTTTATGAAGGTCTGGCCACCGTCACCGTGTTGGCCCGCTATCAGGGGCGGGAGCCGGCCGAGCTAACCAGTCTCGAATGCCCGGTGCGCCTCATTCATGTGGGCTCCGGTCGCGTCCGCGTTGAACTGCAGCATTACCTGCAAGGCCCCAAGGAGGCCAACGCGCTGCGGGTGATGCTGCCGCATGGAACAATGGTGCAGGGGCTCTTGATCGACGGGTCTAACCAACCCACCGGCGGCTGGCTGCTGATCGACGTCGAGCAGTACGACTTGGTGCTTGAGCAACCGGGGACCCTGAATGGATGGCAATGGCAATGATTGACCACGACGAATTTGCGGCACTTAACCTGCCGCGTTCTGTGCATGCGCAAGCACTGAAGTTGCTCGCTGGCATCGTCCAGGCAAGCACCCTAGCCGACACGCTGCATGCCGCCGACCGAGCCGAAGGTTTCACCCTGGGCATTGAAACGGTGAAAGCACTCAACCTCGGGGCCATCGAAGGGCTGTATCTGATATTCGACCGCGCTTTACAGGCGCGTCAGCGTGAACTGAATAGATGATCGGCGAAGGCATTCACGAAGACGTATTGCGCGCCCTGGTTGAACAACACGCGGTGCGTGAATGCCTGGTCGCCAAAGTCGATGGCGGCCCCGACTGGGGCCTGTCGATTCGTCTGGGCGGGAGCAGTGCACGCTGGGTGCCGGTGCGCTCGCGACGTGAACGATTGCGCACCTGGGCGAGCTTGAGGGCCGTGGGACGCTTTGCCGAAAACGTCGGGCTGCGGAGTTTTAGTGTGGAGCTGTGACCGGCGTCAGCTTCAATGCCATTTGCAGCATCCCCACCACATCCGGGCCGTCTTCATTGATCCACGTTCCGTAGTGCTGACGGATCATGTTGCCGTTGGTGTGCCCCATCTGTTCCGCAATCCAGTCGATCGACGCCACGCCGGTGGTCAGCAGCTGACTGGCGTAGGTGTGCCGACACTGACCCGGTCCCCGATAACGCACGCCGGCGGCGAGCAAGTGAGCTTTGAAAAAGCGATCGCGCACCACGAAGTCGTTGGCGTGCGGCAAGCCGGTTTTGGTGTTGAGGAACACAAAATGCAGTTTGTGTTTTCGCACCGTCTTGTTGTCTCGCTCGACCACCTCCACAATTTCCGCTTTTCGGTTGCGGTTCAGCGCATCGATCTTGCGCAGGGCATCCCATGCCGGGGCCAGCAGGCGTACCCGCCGCGTCGATCGGCGGGTTTTTGTCACCCGATAAGCGCCGCGCACCTTCGACCGGCGAAAAGTCACGGTGCCTTGCGCCAGGTCGACGTCCTCCCAGGCCAGGGCGATCGTTTCCGATACCCGAGGGCCTGCCCATAACATGAACTGCACCATCAACAGTTCCTGCGTGCGCTGTGTCGGGGTACTGAGGATCTGGCTGATTTCCGCGCGGGTGAACGGATCCGGCGCTTCGGGATCGGGCAAACGCACCATCAATCCCTCGGTCGGGTCATGCGCGACTTTCATCCGCGTGCGGTACAAGCGAAACACTTGGCGCACGTTGCTGATGATGTCACGGATGGTCTTGTTCTTAAGCGTCTTCGACAGCGTGTCCTGAATCCACTCCTGCAGATCCAGATGATCGATCTGGTTGATCTGCACCTTGCCCCAGCGCGGGCGCACATGCACTTCGGCCTTGTTGGCGTAACCGCGGTAGCTGGAGGCGGCGACGCTGTTAGCCTTGATCTTCAGCCACAGGTCCAGGTAATGGCCAAAGGTGTTTTCCACCAGCCTGGAGGAATGCGGAAAGTGCCGCGCATAGTCAAAGGTACCGGTCTGAATTTCGTATTCGATGATGTCGACCAGGCGTCGGGCCTGCGCCACGTTCGCCGGTGTGTTGCCGCCCGGGATCGCTTCCCGGCACTTTTCCCCGTTGTATTGAAAATAGATTCTCACGGACTTTCCGCGAGCTTCGACCCCACTCATGTAAACCCCTAACGCTGTACTCGTATGTCGACAGTCTGACGATCGGAAACAAAAAGGCCCGTTTCCGGGCCAAGTATCTGCGGGTGCGTCTTCTGGTGGACGCGGCCTATGCCTTGGGCTTGGGATGGCGCAGATGAGCATTCAGCCGCTGACGCCGGCGGCTGCATTTATCGTGATTGCCCTGGGCGCGCCACTTGCCGCACTGATCGCACACGCTGGTGTAATCGATGTTCCAGGGAAAACGGCGCACCGGTGTTACGGCTGGGTCATTGGGCATGGCGCGAGTCTCCCTGTGTGGAGGGGCGGGCGAGTAGCTGACTGATCACGGCGGCATCCGTCGCGCTCAGGTCTCCCAAGCGGCTGGCCATCTGGCTCAGGCTTTCCAGGCGCGTGCGGGCCTCGGGGGTTTTGTGCACCAGGTAGCCGATGACGGCGGCGCCGATAATCGCGGTGGCCACCAGGTGCCGCGCCGGTGTGGTAGCCTTCGCGCCGCTGCTGCTGTGGTTCTGTGCTTGCATGGTTAGGGTCCTCAGTTGTAGTCGGGTGTCGAGGAGCTGCAACTCCTCGACACTGTTTTTGTTCCTCAGTCCTTACGTGCCAGGTGGATCACCAGGCCGTCGAAACGCGGCTCATGTTCAACACATGACTGCCATTCCAACACCCGCAAAATCTGTTGCCGGCTGCAGTCGTCCACGAGGATTTCGCGCTGGCCAGCGGCGGCTCGAACTTCCAGCATCTGCAACAAACCGTCCTCTGCGTAAGCACCGGCCTGAATGATCTGCGCGCGTTGTCCCGCCAAATTCAAACGGTCTTGCACCGACTGGAGCTTGTTGGTGTGGCCGTCGCCGGCATTGCCCATAAACACTTGGATCTGCATCGGTCTTGCTCTCCTTTACGCCTTGAATGTCCAGCACTTGACCGTGGTCGGCCGGGGTTGGGAAACAGGGTTGCGGTGATTGAAGGCGGCGCGCACGGCGCTGTGCACGGCCTTGTTGCTGTCGAGAAATTTGCGCGAGCGCGACTCCTTGAGCAGGTCGCGCAACGTGGCCACGTCCGCCAGCTTCTGTTTGTGTTCGGCGGCGCGCTCGCAGAATTCATTGAGGTTGATGGCGATGACGGTCGGGTCGCTGCTGTGGTCGACCACCGGGTCTTCACTCAAGGATTCGAGGTAGTCGTAGACCTCCCAGAATTCGGCGACGGCCGGATGGTCGGAGCTGATCGAGGCCTGACGCTCGATCGCCATCCGCACGATCTGCCGCTGCGTAGCGGCGACCTGCGGATCGCTGAGTTTCAGCACCAGGCGCAGGCCATCCAGCAGCGACAGCAGTTGCGCGTGGTTCTTGCTGATGCGCTCCACGCGGATGTAACCGCGCAGGTCGTAGCCGCAACTGCTGCAGTTGCCCTGGTCACTGGTGTAAGCCGTGCCGCAGGCAAAACAGTGTGTGTGCAGGCGGCGCAGCTTGGCTTCGTGTTCGGGCATGCGCTGAGCGAACAGCTCGAGCACGGCAGACTCCTTGCCCACGGCGCGCAACAGGAAGTGGCTGAGGGTGTTGCCGTCCAATGCGTTCAGTTGATCAGCAGCCACACGGCTTTCCGGGGTCACAATCGGGCGCACGAAGTGCAGTTTGACGATGCGTGTCATGATCGCTTCGTGAGCGACCACCGCCGCGTTCTGGCTGATCGCGATCGTTCCGCGAAAGGGTGGTTCGTAGGTTTCGTTGCCCGCCGTCTTGACGCCTTTGGTGGCCAGCGTGCCGCCACCGTAGAAGTCTTTCAGTTCGTCCCATTCGAAGGTTTTCGCGTGCGCCCGATCGTCGCTGTGGCGATCGGCCTCGAGAAACACCACCGGCATGCCGGAGACCTGCCCCATCAGGCGCGAACGCCCGGCCTTGGTCGATTTCATCGGGTCGAAGCCTTCGTAACCTTCGCGGCCGAGCAGTTTCCACAACAGGTTGAGCAGGGTGGTCTTGCCGGCACCGGCTTCACCGGTGGCTTCCAGGAAGGGGAAGGATTGATAACGCGCACGGATCTGCTCGCAGAACAGCGAGCCGAAAAAGAACACCAGCGCGACGAAGCCTTGGGCGCCGAAGCAGGTCCACAGCAACTGAACCCACTGCTCGTTGAAATCTTTGCCGTCACGCTGCAGCTTGATCGGCACACCCTTTTGCAGGGTTTTCAGGCGCAGCTTGCCGAACTCAAAATAGTCTTCGCTGTTGACCTTGTAAGTGGTGCCGTCTTTGATCGCGAGGTCGCCGTAGACGTAGCAGGCGTATTCCTTGCTGTAACCGACGTAGTCGATCGTCGATACGGTCTTGATGCCAAACAGCTGATCCTTCATCAGCTTGTCGAGCTGCTGGCCGCTGCCGGTGAACATGGCGCCGGCCGCCATGCCGAGCAGGCGTTTTTTGAATTCACTGGCGGCGGACAACTGGCCGCTGGTGAAAGTGTTTTTCACACTCTCGGAGTCGTGGGGGAAGTCCACGCGCAGGTAATACCAGGACTCGTCCGTGACTTCGTTGCGCTGGAAGTACAGGGCTTGTGGGTAGCAGTTCGCAATCTCCACGACGCTGCCGGACTGCTGCAGCGCTTTTTCGCGCTGTTGCGCCTGGTTGAGCAACTGGTCGTCGTGGTTCTCGCTGTCCTCGATGTCGGACATGGCGCGGTTGAACTTTTCCATGTCCAGCTTGAACCAGTACAGACGGTTGCCAAAGCCTAGGTGAAATTCCCCGCGCTTGTTCCAGTCGTACATGAGCAAGGCTTTTTCCGCTGCGCTCTCTGCCAATAGCAGCGCCCCTTGATGGCGAGCCTGTTTGAGATCCGTAGCAATCTGTTCGGCGCGTTTGGCGTCGTCCTGAATAAAGCTCCAGCGCTGGTGCAGGTCGTTCCAGTCCGCCTTGCGGCCATCGCGCTGCGGAATCAGTGCCGCTTCGCAGATGAACCCCAAGGCGCGGGCATCGCGAACCCAACGCCGCGTATAGGCGTTGGCGCTTGGCTCGTTGTCCAGCGCCCAAACCAGCTTGGGCAGCTTGCCGCCATCACGGTTTTTGATCAGAGCCTTGAGCGAGTCACCAGGGAACGCGTTAGACGACATGGCCGATACGGCCGCGATATCGTTATGCACCAATGCGATGGCATCAAAGATGCCTTCGACGATCCAGATTTCCTTGACCTCGAGCAGGTCGACGCATGGCGGGCACCACCAGACGCCGCGATAGCTGTCCTTGGACTTGAAACGCGCCTTCATTTTGCCGAAACGGTGCGGCTGATCGATCAGACGTTCCCACCAGCCGCCTTTTTCCAGCGCAAAGCGCACCGTGGCGCTGCCGGCGTTGTGTTCAGGCGAGTAGAAGCTTTCCTGGGTGAACCAACCTTGGATCAGCTCAAACCGAAAGCCCCTGGCGAACTCCAGATAAGCCCGCGCGGTGGCGTTAGGGTGTTGGTCCGTCGCCGGTGCACGCTTACTCCAATCCTCAAACAGATCGTCGTACAGCTCTTTGACGTGCAAGGTGTGGCCACATTTTTCAGGGCGGCCGCAGATCACCATCCACGGGGTATCGAAACGCGAGTACAGCTCCTTTTTCTTGCATTTGGGGCAGGTGCCCCCGCGCATGTAATCGGTGCCTACGCGGTGCTTCAGTCCGAAGTCGAACTGGAGGCGTTGCAACACGTCGTGGCGGAGATCTTCTTTCATGATTACTTCACTGCTTTGAGGCTGAGGGAGAGGGCCGCCATCAGGCGTTTCTGAGCAGCCATCACCGGAGTTCTTTCGAGGATTGAGCTGTGCCGTTTTTCTTGCGGGACATACCGGTATTCGTCCGCGTACCAGTAGTCGTTGAGGCTCAAGCGGTACTGCTCACGCATCGCAGCCAGAAGTGCTTCGGCCTCTGCAGGTGGCAGCTGGGTGGTCAGAATTACGGCGTTTCCCATCTTGAAACCTCGATTTCGGGCGCAGCTCACCCAAACCCACGGAGTGCGGGACAGGCGTTTGTTTGAGGGTTGGTGTTACGAGTTGGCTAAGCGAAAACGGCTAATGTCTGGCGCGTTTATGATTCGCTCATAAATCAGGCTGACCGGTACCGCCCATTGCATGCCGGTGTCGGGATCAACGATTACGGTATGCGTCGACGTGCTGCTCTGAATGTTCAGGCGCTGACGATCGCGAACGGCGACCATGGTGGTGCCCGCCAGGTGAACGATCTTTTCAGCCACCTGCGTTGTCACGTCGTAGTCGGCAACCAGGTACTGAACGGCCCGGCTGAACAGTTGCTGATCATCGCTTAGGTGTTCGCAGTGGTGACGCTCGAGGAACGACAGCGCAGAGCTCTGCAGAACATCTTGATATTCCGGTGCTGCAGACAAATTGATCATTGAATTTTCCCTGCGCGGTAAAGGGCGATAGCGGCCAGCACTTCTGCATGTCTTGCTGCTACGTGGAGGTTATGCGCGTCCATGATGAATTCGGCTTCTTCATCACTGATCGAACCGTCTTCAAGAGCGGCGGCGATTGCTTGATCAACACAGCCTCGCTTTGCGGAAACCTGCACGGAGCGGGCGTAAAGCTCGACATTGTCGAGGGTTCCAGGATCAGCCATCGGAACGAACAGTCCCCCATACATCGAGGCGATGTAATTGGGTAAATGATGTGTCCCGCAGTCCTGCTCGAGCAGGAAAACTTGGGTATCGCTGAGAGGACTGCAACCGGCGTTTTCATAGGCATGATTGTCGAATTTTTTGAGCTTCAGACCCAGGCGTGCTGCTGCAGCCTCACGTCCGCCGTTATAGCTGCGGATGATCTCGCTCATGACTTCTTTACGGGTGTCTAGGATTGGACTTTTCAACTTCTACTTTTCCCTGTGGAGCGCCGCTATTACTGTTCGATCACACCGTCTTTAATGCCGAGTAATACTGCGGCTCGGTGTGCCTCCCCACGGCGACACTGGCTTTGGCCACTCAGCACCGCGTATACGGTGCTGGGACTCAATTTATGGAGAAGCGCAAAGTCCTTAGCGGATTGCCCGCGTTTTTCTAAAGCTAACCGCGCTTTCTCGCGGGCTTGCTCGGTGATACTCATCTTCGGCATAGTGCAAATCCATGCAATTTCATGTGGTGTGAAATGCAGAATGATGCATCTTGATGCATTTGTAAATATTTGGGATGAATGATTTTGCATCTTTCTGAAGAAATTGGTTCTCGCCTGCAGGAAGAGCGAAAGCGCTGCGGCATGACACAAGGTGAGATTGCCGAGGCAATTGGCGTCGTGAAGCGAACCCAAGCGAATTACGAGGCTGGGACAAGTGACGCTCCGGCTCCGTACCTGAGCAAGGTAGCTCTGCAATTCGGCTTCGATGTGCCTTACATCCTCACCGGTGTTCGCACAAACCTTGCTGAAAACTCTTTGAATGAAACCGAAGACTGTTTGATTAAACAGTTCCGCAGCATTCCGGTAGACGATCAGAAGGCGATTCGCCGTATTCTTGAAGCTATGGCCGACGACGCAGCTCGGCATCGGTCTTAACTCGCAACAATCCCGCGCAGTCATTGGGGTAACTGTTATTCCAATGCACCTGCTCACCCCCCATAAAGTCCGTTCAGCAATGCACTTTATGGAGTAGTTAGAATGTTGGATCGCAAGAAGAACGATCACATCGCCCTCGAAAACGCCGAGTCGGAAGCTGCCGTACTCACGGAAATCGAGCGTCGACTGATCGATCTGTATCGCCGGCTCACCCGCGTAGAACAGCAGCAAGTTCGCCGAGTGGCCGAGATACTGGCAATCAACCCAAAGGAGAAAGTAGAGGGCTGACCGTCATTCTTTGAATGATCCCGATCGCCGGCGCTCGTACGTCGGCGGTTTGTAACTACGCAACCGCCTGCGATCCCAACTGCTCGAAAAGCTCCCGCTGCTTCGCTCTGGGCATTTCTCGTAAGCGATCGATCAGCATCCGCTCGTACGTCTGCGACGACGGACTGAGCGTGTGCGAGAACGTCAGATTGGCCACCCATGTATGCCCGCACGTTGCGTCCAGGCACTGGCAGTATAGTTTTACGAAGGCTGTCGTTACCTCTTCCCGCGAGGCAATCCGGCCCTTGTGTCCGCAGTTGCATACAACTCTCATTATGTCCCTCCCCAGGGGCAGCTGATCGCCACCATTTTGCCACAATCTGTAGTGGTTTTCTTTCTGGTTGGCACTTCATGTAGTGATATCCGCTGGTTCTGGCGCAGCTTTCCAGCTAAATCTCCTATCCTCTCTGAGCCTGTAATTTAGCTGATTGAACAACTGACAAATCGGCCGAATCTCGTTGCTCGTGTAAACGCGATCGATCTTCTCGATGTCACCGAAACCACCGGTGTTTTCTGGAATGATGCCGGCCAGCGCCGGGTTCATTCGCCAGGCGGCGATGACGTCGTTTCGGGTGATGTTTTTCACTTTTTCCAGCTCGTCTTTGGCTTGGAAGTCCCCCACAGGGATGATCTGAATCGCGTTTTCCTTGCCATTGGGGATGTTGACGAACATGGAGCGGAAGTTACCCACGCCCTTGCTCGCGCTGATCTGCGCGCGCAGCTCATCTTCGTCCTCTTCGGTCAGGTCGGGGTCGTTGGTGTAGAAGATGTAACCTGCGTGCGCGCCGTTGCTGTAATAGCGCCGGCGGAAGAGGGTGGCAGCCTCATTGAGCAGCAGCGCCTGCAGGCCGCCCAGGTAATCCGGGATCCCGTAGATGTTCTGTTCCACGTCGTAGTCCAGGACATGAGAGATCTCGTGCTGTTCGAACTCCATTTCCTTGTTGTCGGGCATCAACATCACGTACCCGCCGTCGACCTTTACCCGCATGTTGATGGCCGGTAGGTGCTGCAGCTCCAGCACCTGGCCGAAGGCGTTGGTGTCGTTGTAGAAATACGCTTCGCCAAACACCATATAGTCCAGCCCGGCGCGGCCCATTGTTTCGGTGCTGCAGCCGGCCGAAGGGATGAACTCACGCAGCAGCAGGTTGCGTTTGAATTTCGGAATGGCGCCGTGGTGGGCATTGGCGCGCAGCAGCTTGGCCAGGCCAACCCGCGAAACCGGCGGCTTGTAAATCTTGCCGTCGTCGCTGGGGAACACACCCACGTACTCGCCGATGTTGCCGGATAACACCTGTTCCGGCTCCCCGAACGTAAACGAGCGCATGGGCTGCTGCGGTGGTTGGGCTATGTGTTGCTTTCTGCGTTTGCGGTTGGCCATGGCTGGTCTGGTTACTCGTGACGTAGCGGCTACGACGCCGCTTGTTGGTGTTCAAAGGTTCGTTTGCCAGCGCGTGCATCACGGCCCAGGCAATGTCGGCGTGGCCGGTGGCGTCGGTGCGTGATGCGCTGTAGGTAATCTGGCCACTGTTGGTGGCGCCGCGCTTGATCGTCAGGAATGCCTGGGCGATGTCCGTCCAGCCGGCGTCCCACTCGATGCGGCTGCCTTGGATCGTGTCCTGGGCTTTGAGCACCAGGGCGTTTTTCGCCTCGAGGCTGTAGTGAATTGGCGTCGCCTTCGCGTAGAAGTCGCGTACCAGGTCAAATACGCCGTAACCAACGCCGGTAACGTCGATGCCGATGTGCTGAACGTTGAAGCGCTCGGTCAGTTTCTTGACCTGTGCGGCTTGGTAGGTGAACGAATGGCCACGCCAGCTGTGCTTTTCCAAAATCCGGAACTTCGCCCCGGGTTCGAGTGGCGGCGCGATAACCACGCAGGTGGCGTCGTCGCGGGTTCGGCTTGGGTCGTAGCCCAGCCAGACCGGACTATTGCCGAACGGCCGATCCAGCTCTGCGTTGTAGTCCTCCCACAAAGACAGATCCGAGTAGCAGCGCTCGAGATCCTTGAGGCTGAATGCGCTTTGGGTGCTGTCGATGAACTTGCAGTAGAACAGCTGCTGAAATTTGTCCTCGTCGTACTCCAGCTGCAGCTGCTCCAAGTCGAACAGATCGCAGCCGCCGGCGATCGCATCGTCCAGGGTGATGGTCTTGCGCCATTGGCCGTCTGGACACAGCGCACCCTGCGTATACGCCGCTTCGCTTGGCCATACACCGCCGGCCTTCTTGCCGCGTTTGCTGTTGCGGAATTCCTCACCCGACCAGAATGGGTACGCCTGGTGCGACACGGCGCTGGGCGTTGAGAAGTAGGTTTTGCGCCACTTCTTGTGTGTGCCCATGGCGCTGGCCACGGTGCTGAGTTTTTCGAAATCACGGATCCAGAAATATTCGTCCACGTAGACGTGGCCGTGATAGCCCTGGGCGGTACTGCTGTTGGTGCTGAGAAAGCGCAGTTCGGCGCCGTTGCTAAGCGTGATCGGGTTGCCGGTCAGCTCGATATCAAACCATTGCTTGGCGAATTGGATGATGTAGCTGCGGAAGATCTCAGACTGCGATCGGCTGGCAGACAGAAACACCTGGTTGTCGCCGCTCAACACAGCGTCCATCAACGCTTCGCCGGCGAAGTAGTAGGTCAGGCCCACCTGCCGGCTTTTGAGAATGTTCCGGACACGGCGCGTCAGCGGGTTCTGTTTCGCCTCGAACAGCTCTTTCTGATAGCCGTACATCTTCGAGATGAATTTATCGAGGAAATCCACTTCGGTCAGGCCGCTGATGTCGTTCTTGGCCTTCTTTTCCCGCTTCTTGGCGCCGCCTTCGCCTCGCTCACGACGTTGACTAGGTTGCCGTTCGCGAGACTCGTCCGGACGATCTGACGGCGCCGCCGGTGAAGATTTCGCGGCCAGTTTTTTCAGGCGCTCAAGTAGGCTCGTCAGCCGCTCCAGTTCGTCCAGTTCGGCTTTCGTCAGCGGCTCGATCTTTTCCAGAATTAGTGTGATGCGCCGATTGACCGCGCTTAACGGTTCTTCATCCGTCAGCATCTCGTCCCAGCCGCCTTGGCGGATCCAGTAATAGACGATTCGGATGTTGGGCAGCTTCAAATGCGCCTGTATTTCCTTCACCGAACAGCGGCGCAGGTAAAGGCGTTTTGCGGCTTCTTTAACTTCGGTCGGGTAGTTCATGCGCCGCAGTCTATGCGGCGAAAACCCTGGAAACGCGGGGTTAAATATTGCGACTCGCCTATCTGGTTCAAATAGGAGAATGCTGAATTTCAACCGTTTGTTTGGCGGCAAACGGCTCCCTATCGTGGCGGCTCATTCAACGATTGAGCGCAGTCACCCCTCATGCCCCGTTCCCTTGTCTCCTACTGGAAACGTGTTGCCACCAGCGGCCCGACTGTCGATGGCCGCGAGATCCTTCCCCAGGAACTGCGCGATATCGCCGAGACCTACACACCAACCAAATACACCGCTGTGATCTGGTGCGACCACGAGCGCTGGCCTGGCTCGCACGGCACCGTATTCGCTGTGCGCCTGGTTGAAGAGGGCGAGGATCTGGAGCCAGGTCAAATTGCGCTGGAAGCTCAGTTAAAACCGAACGATCGCCTGCTGTATCTCAACGATCAAGGCCAAAAGCTGTTTACCAGCATTGAAATCACTCCGAATTTTGCCGGTAGTGGCAAGGCCTATCTGACCGGTCTGGCGGTGACCGATTCGCCCGCAAGCCTCGGCACTCAGGAACTCTATTTCTCTAACCGAACCAGTCGCGCCGCTTACTACGCCGCGTCGCTGGAGCTTGGTCCGCTGCGCGAATCCGAGCCGCAGGGCGAGATTGGCCGTCTGGCTGCAATGTTTACCCGCCTGTTCAAGCGTTTCGGCATTGACGACACCGCCGCCGAAACCACTCCGCAAACCCCAACCGAGAGCAAACCCCCAATGGATGAAGCTACCGCCACGGCTTTAAAAGCCCTGCTGGCCCAGCTGCTGGTCGTCGCCGCCGGCATTCAGGCCGTGATCGAGCCTGCCGCCGAAGACGCACCGGAACCCGATCAAGCCCCGATCGATGATGTCACTGACGCGGTGGACGAAATCGTGACCACGGCCGAAGAGGAACGCGAATTCAAGCGCACCGGCGGCGGAAACAAAGCTGTGCTGGCGGCATTGGCCAACCTGCAGAAGCAGTTCACCGAACTGAAAAACACCAGCAACGGTCGTCAGTTGCCACGCAATGCTGGCCCCGCTGACAAATCCAAAGCGCGGGTACTCTGACTATGGCCCGTTCCCTGAGCGCCTACGGCGCCAAGATGTACGCCGAAATGCAGCTGGCGATCGCCGAGACTTACGGCGTCCCGTTGTCCAGCAAGATGTTTTCCGTTGAACCGTCAATCGCCCAGGAGCTGAACGACGCGATCACCGCGAAAGCTGATTTCCTGCAACGTATCAACGTCATTCCGGTGACCGAGATCAAAGGCGAGAAGGTGTTCATTGGCGTGTCCGGTCCTGTCACCGGCCGTACTAACACCAAGACCACCGATCGCGAAGCCAAGGATGCGTCGGAGCTGGAAAACAGCACCTACGAGTTGTCGTCAACCGAATCCGATGTGGGTCTGCCGTATGCAAAAATCGACGCCTGGGCGAAGTTTCCAGACTTCCATCAACGCTATTCCGCCGCGGTGCAGAAACAGATCGCCCTCGATCGCATCATGGTCGGCTTCCACGGCTTGAAAGCAGCTGCACAGACGGATATCGAAACGTATCCAATGCTGCAGGACGTGAACAAAGGCTGGCTGCAGCAGCTGCGCGAGCAAGCCCCGCAACAGGTGCTGAAGGAAGGCAAGGAAGCGGGCAAGGTGACCTTGGGGCCGAATGGCGATTACGCCAACCTGGACGCCCTGGTCCATGACACCAAGCAAATGGTGGATGAACGTCTGCGCGACGGCGGCGATTTGATCGCCATCATCGGCACCGACCTGTTGGCGGCTGACAAAGCGAAGCTGTACGCCAAGCAGGGCGATACGCCAACCGAAAAAGAACGCATCGAAGACGCTCAAGTGATCGCCACCTACGGCGGCTTGCCGAGCTTCAGCGTACCGTTCTTTCCGGTCAACGGTGTGCTGGTCACCAGTTGGGACAACCTGTCGATTTACTTCCAGGATTCCAGCTGGCGCAAGCAAACCGTGGACAACCCGAAACGCTCTCGCGTCGAGGATTACAACAGCCGCAATGAGGGCTATGTGATCGAGCAGCTGGAGAAAATCGCGCTGACCGAGAACGTGGAGCTGCTGAAGTGAGCCTGGCTCTCGCGCACAAGCGCCGCACCTTGGCGTTGGGCAGCGCTGCGGTAATTGCTGCGGCCGCGGCACCGCTGGCGTATTCGCCGGCGGAAGCCTTGAGCAGTCCAGCCAACGCGAAAAAGCATCTGCTGCTGATGGAAGCCTCGCTGGATCAGGATCTGCAGCGCCTAAGCGACATCAAGGGGCTCGCCGGGCGTCAGGCACTCAAGCGCGAGGAGCTGTTGCCCAAGTACCAGGATTTCATCCAGCGCTACATGGATTCGGGTTTGGTCATGCCGAACCGTGTTCTTGTCCAGGTCATGGTCTGGCTGTTCGACACCGAGCAATTTGAGGATGGCCTGGCGCTGGCTGACTTTGCGATCGAGCAGGGGCAAGAGATGCCCGAGCGGTTCAAGCGCCGTGATGTGCAGACCTTCGTCGCGGACGCCGTGATCGACTGGGCTTATGCCGAATACAACGCGCAGCGCAGCCCGGAGCCGTACCTGTCCAATCTGCTGCCACGTGTCGACGGTGAATGGGAACTGACCGAACAGATCCCGAGCAAGTACCACAAGTTAATCGGCATGCGCGCCATGGAGGCCGAGCAGTGGGAAACCGCGCTCCAGCACCTGGAACGTTCCACCGAGCTGTACGCGAAAGCCGGCAATGAAACGCGCATTGCGAAGTGCCGCAAGGCGATCGCAAAACAAACACCCGCCGTGACCGGCGCCCAATAACCGACTACCCCCCCCAGCGGGGAACTGTGGACGTGTGTCTGCCATTCATGGCTAGCCCCACGAAAAACAGTCTCCCCGCCCTATTCGAGCGGTCAGCAATGAGCTTTTCCGGGAAACCCACCACCTTTGTGGAACAGATCATCGAGAACGACGGCTTCTGGCCGGATCTCTCCGTGTCTGAGTTTCAGAAAGGCTATCGCCTGCCGGCGGAGTTCCTGGGCGACTTGCTGACCGACGCGCTGAGCATCGCCATGGCTGAGGTCAACGACGACCTGGCCACGCTCAAATCCAGCTGGCTCACGGCGGGCATTGCGACGGTGGAAAAGGCCGATCCGATGCTGCTGCCGGAGCGTGCCTGGAAAGCGAAGTTGTACAAACGCGCCGTTTATTGCCGTGCGAAGGCCAGCGCGCTGCAGCAGTTCGCCACCGTGACCCGCCGCGAAAGCGCGGAAAACACCGGAAAGGAAGCACCAGAGCGTGAGGATACGTTTCTAGCCTTCAGTCAGTCCGCTGTACGCGCCCTGCAGGGCCGTGGCCGCATCACGGCGAAGTTGCTATGACCAAGCTGCAGACGCTGACCGCGTATCTGTTGGAACGCCGCCTGGTTGAGCCTGAACAACTCGACAGTTTCACCGAGCAGGTGAAGCTTGCACTGATCTGGAAACCCGACGTCGACGGGATGCACCTGGGCGACATGCACTATCGCGCCGCGATCGTGCTGGAGCGCTTCGCCGACCATCCGGCGCGCTTGATGGCACTGGTGGGCAGTTGGTTGGAAAACAACGATGCCAACCGGGACCGCCACGAACTGCCGGCACCGGAATTTCTCGTGGAGCCGGTGGATAGTGACCTTTTCGACGTGGAAATCACGTTGGAGTTTGTCGAGCCGCAGTATCTGGCCGAAGACCCTGCCGGGGAGATCGAAGCCTTCGGCAAGAGCTGGGCCTTTGTCCCGTTTGATCTGTGGATTGCAGAGCGCGGCGAGGTGGCCACCGATGGCGGGGCGTAGCACGTTCGAACTCGACATTCGCGGTCGCTTGGGCGTACGCGAACAGTTGGCGTTGCTGAGCCTGCCGCCGCAATTGCGCCGCCGCTTGCTGAACCAGGTCACCAAACGCGTGCGGACAATGAGCCGCAAGCGAGTACGTGAACAAAAGAACCTGGACGGCACGCCCTTCGCTCCACGCAAGGGCGACAGCAAAGGCAAAAAGAAGATGGAAGCCGGCCTGGCCAAGTTGATGGTGGTCACCCGAGTGTCCGCTGATGAAGCGGAATTGGGCTGGAAAAACGCCCTGACCCGATGGGTGGCCGCGCAGCAGCACAACGGCGTCAGTGAGCGCCGCACCGCCCAGCAGATGCGCCGATGGAACAAGACCCCACCGGGTTTGGCAGCAACCGAAAAGCAAGCCAAGCGCTTACGCCGGTTGGGATTCCGTGTGCGCCAAGCGGGAAAAAAGACGCTGACCCGGCCCTCGGTAGCGTGGATTCAGGAGCATGTGAACTACGCCAAGGCGGGGCTGCTGATCCGGATCCTGGACGACCAGCGCCGCGAAAGCACCGGAGCGCAGAGCTGGGAAATCACGCTACCGAAACGCCAATTCATCGGCGCCGAAACTGAACGCGACACCAACCTGCTGATTAACCAGGTGTTGCAACAAATTCTGAACTCACCCCGCTAACGAGGCACTGCATGGCACTCGGTCAAGTCACCGTCGACAATCTCAATCTAGGCCAGGGCGCCGTGACAGAGGTTGAGCGTTACTTTCTTTTCATCGGCCCCGCCGCCAAAAACGTCGGCCAGATCATTCCGTTGAACACCGACAGCGATCTGGACGCCGCCCTGGGCGTCCCGGCGAGCGATCTGAAAACCCAAATCACCGCCGCACGTTTGAACGGTGGCCAGCGCTGGGCCTGCATGGCGGCCCCGATCGGCCCCGAAGGCGACTGGGCCACCGCTCTGGAGAAAACCCAGCAACAAGGGGTGTCGGTGGAAGCGGTAATCGTCACCAAGCCTGTCACCAAGGGTGACGAACTATCGGCCATGAATGACGCGGCCGTCGCCCTGAACAACACCTACGGCCGTCGTGTTTTCTTTCTGGCAAGCACCGCCGGCATCGCCGTCGACCAGACCTGGGCACAGTACCTGAGCGAGCAAAAAGCGTTGGTAGCGGGTCTGGCAGCGCCGCGCGTTTCACCGGTGCCGCAACTGCACGGTAATGACTTGGGCGTGCTGGCTGGCCGCTTGGCCAATTCGGCAGTCAGCATCGCTGATAGTCCGATGCGCGTGGCCACCGGCCCGGTGTTGGGACTTGGCGACGTGCCTATCGATATGGAGCTGATCCCGCTGCCGTCCGCTGTGCGCAGTGAACTGGATCGTGCGCGGTTCTCCGTCACCCAGACCTACCCCGACTACCCGGGCGTGTACTGGGGCGACTGCAACATGTTGGACACCCCGGGCAGTGACTTTCAGGTCGTGGAATACCTGCGCATCACCGATAAGGCTGCTCGCCTGATTCGCCCGCTGCTGATCCGCCGTGTAGCCGATCGCCGCTTGAACAGCACGCCCAACAGCATGGCGGTGAACACCAACCAACTGATGGCGCCACTACGCGCCATGGCCAAGTCCATCAAGTTCAACGGCGAGGTGTTCCCCGGTGACATCGAGCCGCCGAAAGACGGTGACCTGGTGCTGGAATGGCTCAGCAAAACCAAGGTTGCGGCTTACATCAAGCTCAAACCCCTCAACTGCCCGAAAGACCTCACGGCGAACATCGCTCTGGATCTTTCTACTGACAAAACGGAGTAACGCCCCATGGCAAAGATTGGCGGCAAGAACTTCGACGTGAGCCTGGGCGATCTGTCGCTGCACGTCGAGAGCTGCACCCTGGACATTACCGACAACTCGGCTGTGGCCCAAACCCGGGGCGTGCCTGACGGCTACGTGGAGGGTGACGTGGCCGCTGCCGGCGAACTTGAACTGGACAGCTCCAACTTTCAGTTGCTGATCGACGCGGCGCGATCGGCGGGCAGCTTCCGCAAGCTCAAGGCGTTTGACGCGGTGTTCTTCGCCAAGGCCGGCGAAGACGAGGAACTGCGCGTGGAAGCCTTCGGCTGCAAGGTGAAGATCTCCAGCCTGTTGTCGATCGACCCGAAAGGTGGCGAGAAGACCAAACACAAGGTGCCGTTTGACGTCACCAGTCCGGACTTCATTCACATCAACGGCGTTCCGTACCTCGACGCTACCGAGATCGAGGGGATCCGTTAATGGTGGACTGGTTCGACCGCGCCCAGGAGCTGGAGCAACGCCAACGTGACCAGGCGATCAAGGCCCAGTTGCTGACGCCTGTGCCGGTCGGGCCAAGCCTGACCCATTGCGAGGACTGCGACAACGAGATCCCGCCGGCGCGCCAGGCACTGGGCGGTAAAACGCGGTGTGTTCCGTGCCAGACGGGCTTTGAGCAGAGTAAACGCTGATGACGACTGACGCCGTACGCCTCGGAACGCTGGAGCAGAGATTCGCCGTATTTGAACACCGGCTGAGCGAGTTGGAAGACCGCCACGAAACCGTGCCTACCCGCGTGACCAAGTTGGAACAGGGGTTCGAACATATGGCCGGGCAGCTGTCGGAACTGAACGCTGGCCAGCAGACCCTGACGGTCGCGGTGAATGACATCGGTGCCAAGGTCGGCCGCTTGCTGACCATTCTCACGGTGGTCGCTTCTGTGCTGCAGATGGTTGTGCCGGCACTGTTGCGGGTGTGGTTCCCATGAGCCTGCGCGGCAGGATTCAAGCCGGTGTGATTGCGCTGGCCAGCGCTCCGTTGGTGATCTTCCTGGGCACTTGGGAAGGCCGTGGCCAGAACACCGTTTATGCCGACAAGTTGGCCAGCGGACTGCCCACTGTCTGCAAGGGCATCACCCGACACACCAGCCCGTTCCCGGTGGTAGTCGGTGACTACTGGTCGCCCGTTCGTTGCGCCGAGGTGGAGCAGATGGTGATCCGCAAAACCCAGCTGCAGCTGGCCGACTGCATCACCAACCCGGACGTGAGCCAGAACACTTTCGACGCGCTGACCAGCCATGGCCACAACGTCGGTGTGCCCAGCACTTGCGCCAGTCGGGCGGTGGCGTTGATCAACGCCGGCCGCATTGTTGACGGCTGCAGGGCGTTGGTCTGGGCACCGGACGGCAAGACACCGGTATGGGCGTACGTGACCGACGCCCAAGGCCGCAAGCGCTTCGTTCAAGGCCTGCACAACCGCCGGCTGGCTGAAATGGAGCTGTGCCTGCGATGAGCCTTTCCCCGTTGCGCCTGGCGCCTTTCGTTCTGTTGGTGGCCCTGCTGGTGTGGGTGGCGTTCGATCGGGTAACCGATCAGCGCGACGACGCGAGGCGCGAGCGCGACAGCGCGAAATGGGAGGCGCACGGCCTGCGTGAAGCGGCCCGAATCAGCGGCGAAATGCTCGCTGAGCGGGATGAGATCGACCAACGAAACACCCAGGAATTGACCGATGCACTCACTGAAAACGAGCGCCTGCGCCGCGCTGTTGGCGATGGCACTGGCCGGTTGCATGTCCGCGCCACCTGTCCCGCCGCCGGTTCTGTGCCCGCCACCGCCGGCACTTCCCGCATGGCTGATGCAGGACGCGCCGAACTCGCAGCAGACGCTCGACCGGATTATTTCACCCTCCGTAATCAGCTCGCCCTAAGCCGGCAAATGATTCTCGGACTGCAGCAATACGTCCGTGGCGTGTGCCAGCGATCGCCAGCGCACCAGGACACCACTTTTCCCAACCTCAACAAGAGATCTACCCAATGAGCCAACAGAACAACACCGAAATCACCCTGGAAGTCGGCGAACAGGAATTCACCTTCAACCTGACCCCGGCCGATGTCACCAAGTACTTCAACGCCCTGACCCAAACCAACAAGGTCGCACCGGGCAACAACCTGTTGATGACCACTGTGCTGCAGGAACAAAAAACTGTGCTGAAGCCGCTGCTGGGCAACCCGGTGATGGTGATGCAGATCGCCGGCGCGCTGCTCGAGGAGTACGCGCCGAACGTTGAGGTGATCGTAAAAAAGCGCACGAGCACGCTGAGCGCTTAAGCGAAAACGGCTTGGGCCAGCTCATGGCCCTGACGAACCGATGGCTACCTGGTACGGAACCCACGCCCGAGGCGATGGGAACCGCCAAGTGGTTGGAGGACGAATACTGGAAACGCATGGAGTTCGCCGTGGCTAACGGCATCGCCCTTGCGCTGAACGGGTAACGACTTTGGCAGACCGTAGCGCCAGCCTGGCTTTCATTCTCAGCTTGCAGGACAAGGTCACCGCGCCTCTGGGCAAGGTGAAAATGGGCTTTTCCGAGCTTGCCGATCAGAGTGAAAAACATATAAAGACGATCGGTCTTGGCCTGGGCGGCGTGACCGCTGCTGTGGTCGGGATCCGGGAGTCCATGGAGCCGGCGCTGGAGGTCAATCGCGCCCTGGGCGACGTCCGATCGTTAGGCGTGGCTGAGGATGCGTTGTCGGCACTCAATGCCAAGTCGCTGCAATTCGCGGTGAGCTATGGCGAGAACGCTAAGGATTTTGTGGCCTCGGCTTACCTGATTGAGGGCGCTATCAAGGGACTCGCCGGCAACCAGCTCGCCACGTTCACCAACACCAGCAACTTACTGGCGAAGGCCACCAAGACGGACGCCGAAACCATGGGTGAATACGTCGGCACACTCTACAACCTGCAGAAGTCCCAAGCGGATGCGATGGGGAAGGGCGCGTGGGTGGAAAAGCTCGGCGGGCAAACGGCGCTGGCTGTGCAGTTGTTCCGTACCAGCGGCGCCGCGATGAAAGACGCCTTCAAGGAGGCCGGCGCGATCGCCACCACATCCGGGGTCGACCTTGCCGAACAGATGGCGGTGATCGGCACGCTGAGCAGCACCATGGAGGGCGGCGACGCCGGCGGACGCTATAAGGCGTTCTTTGAAAACATCGGCGCGGCGTCGGAAAAACTCGGCATGAAGTTCACCGACCAGCAGGGCAAGGTGCTGCCGATGATGGCGATTCTGGACAAGCTGCAGGGCAAGTTCGGTGACCTGACCAGCGCGTCAGCCGGCGCCAAACTGATGGAGGCCTTCGGCGGTGAAGGCGCCCAGGTAATCGGTGCGCTGGCCAAGGACACCGATCGACTGCGTAACGGCATCGAGCAGCTGGGCAAGGTGCGCGGACTGGAGAACGCCGAGCAGATGGCCCGGGCCATGGTCGATCCGTGGCAACAATGGGCATCCCTGGTCGAAGTCATGCGGGTAGTGTTTGGCCAGGTGCTGATACCGGTACTGACGCCGTTCATGAGCAAGATGGTCGACATCGGCAAAACCCTGGTGCGCTGGTCGCAGCTGTTTCCCAACATCACCCGGGTGATCGGCATCACCGCACTGACCATCATGGCCATCGTCGGCGCCATGTCGTTGTTGACCGTCGTGGTCGGCGTTGCGCGAATGACCTGGCTGGGCCTGTTATCGGTGTGGAAGGTTGTTCAGCTGCTCAACCTGCGCACGGTCGCCGGCTTCGTCCTGCAGAAACTGGCGATCCTGGCTTACATGGCCGTGATCTACACGCTCAGCGCCGGCCTTGCCCTGGTGCGCGGCGCCATGCTGCTGTGGCAGGGCGCTATCTGGCTGGTCAACGCGGCGCTGCTGGCCAACCCGATGGTGTGGATCGTGGTCGGGGTTCTCGCCTTGGTGGCCGTGATTGTTGCAGCGGTCTACTACTGGGACGAATGGACGTCCGCCCTGATGAATACGGCTGCGTTCCAGTTCGTCGCTGACAAGCTGCAGAAGCTATCCGACTGGTTCAACTCCATGGGCGGTTGGTCAGGCATGGCCAAGGCCGCATGGGACAGCATCGTCGGCATTTTTACCAAGGCCGTAAACGGCGTGATCGAGCTGCTGAACAGCATCCCGGGCGTGAACATCGAAGCGCGTTTCGGCGGCATGCCTGAAGTGCCCGGCGTCGATGCCGCGACCAATGCCGCTGACACCGCCAACGCCGCACAGAAAGCCCAGCAAACCATCAATGCGGCAATCCCCAGCCTTTCGCCGGCGCGCCCTTCAGCGGTGCCGCCTGGCGGCCTGCTGACCAGCATCCAGAACAACAACAGCAGCCAGAACAAGGGCACGCATGTGGAGAACGTGAACATTCACACGGGCAAAACCATGACGCCGCTGGAGATGGAAAACATGGTCGCAATGGCGGTCGGCGGATGAGCGAGTACGTAGACCTGTTGATCGTCAACAACGACCTGGCACTGGATCCGTCACACCAGCCGCTGCTGGTCGATGACCGCGCCTGCATCGCCCAGGACATCGCTCACATGATCCGCGACAGCGGGTTGCTGGTGACACTGGTGGCCGAGCGCGATCGGCTGCGGCAGCGCGACTGCATCCAGCAACTGGAACTGTTGGTGGAGGACGACCAACGCCTGGTGCCTGGCACGGCACGCATCACCCAGCAGGAACCAGGCGTGTACCTGGTCACTGCGAAAACCCTGAAATTCGGTTCGATTGAGGTAAGTCTGTGAGCCAGGTCGATTTTAAAAAGGTGATCGCCGACGCCGGCATCCCGACCACCGAGGCCGGTTTGAAGGCGGCGTGGGAAAAGGAGGTTGAAGCCCAGGGAGCGAAGGTGGCCAACACCAGCAGTTATTCGCCGTTCTGGCGGGTGATGACCGCGCTGGTGACCAAACCGGTGTTGTGGCTGTTGGACTTTCTGTGCCTGACGGTGCTGCCGAATTTCTTTGTGAAAACGGCGGTGGACGCGTGGCTGGACATGCTTGCTTGGGCGGTCAACGTCGAGCGTAAAGGCGCCACCAAAGCGCAAGGGAAATTGCTCTTCACCCGCGCTTTACCGGACGGCGTAATGGAACTGGAAAAGGGCATAGTGGTGCAGTCCGCCGCCATCAACGGCAACGTGTACCAATTGATTACCACGGCGCCGGCGACGTTCGTCGCGGGCCAGCTGCAGCTGGAAGTCCCGGTGGAGGCGATCGAATCGGGCAGTGGTTTCAACCTCGCCCCGGGGTACTACGCCATTTTGCCGGTGCCCATCCCCGGCATTGTTCAGGTAGTGAACAAGGACGGTTGGCTGGAATCACCCGGTGCGGATCCGGAGCCGAACGACCAGCTGCGTTTGCGCGTGCGCAACCAGTTCTCGGCGGTGAACCAGTGGCACACCGATGCGGTATATCGCGCCATGATCTCGGCTTTCCCGGGTGTTCGTCCGGACGGCGTTTACTTCGAACACGGCGCTCCACGTGGGCCGGGCAGTGCGAACGCCTTCGTGTTGTTTGATGCAGGTGTGCCGGCGGCGGCTTACCTGGAGCAAATCAATTCGCACATCCGCGACCAGGGCAACCATGGCCACGGCGATGATCTGCTGGCCATGGTGATGCCTGAAGTGCCTGTGAGTGTTGCGATGACGTTTTGGCCGCAACCGAACCTGAGCACCGAGCAGATCGAGGCGCTGAAAGGTGAAATCGAGCTATTCATCCGCGCCGCGTTTCGGGAAAGCACGCCCCGCGACTATCAGCCGACGCTGACCTACCCCCAGTCGCGTTTCAGCTTTAGTCGACTGGCGGAGGAATTGCACCAGCGGTTTGCCGATATCGCCTCACTGCGGTTTACCCCCGGCGTCGACATCACCAGCGGTTTGGACATCCCGCGCCTGACGTCGCTGAAGGTGAACGTGCAATGAACAAACTGAAACTGCCGTTCTGGCTTGGCGGTACCGAGCTTTCGAAACTGGTCGCGGCTGCACAGGCGTGGTGGGAAACCGTCACCGGATGGCTGCGCTGGCCTTACTCGCAGATCGATCCCGACACCTGCCACATGAGCATCCTTGAACTGTGGGCCTGGCAGCGGGACGTGACGCGCTTCAAGGGCGAACCCGAGTCACTGTTTCGACTGCGCGTGAAATACGCATTCATCAACTCGATCGACGCCGGCAGCACCGCCGGTTTGAAACGCATTTTCGAGCGACTGGGCGTGGGTTACGTCGAGATCGAGGAACGCCAGCCCGACCGCGATTGGGACGTGGTGCTGCTGAAGTTCAGCAACGCTCAGTTGTCGCTCAATCCCGAACTTCTGCGCGTGCTGATCCAGCAGTACGGCCGAACGTGCCGGCGCTACGACTTCGTCACCATCACCCCCGTGGGGCTGCAAATTGCCCTGATCGACTTCAACGACGACCAGCAAACGCTGGTTGCCAGCCTGTAGGAGCGCACCGTGAGCGCCAGTATTACCTTGGCCGGCGAAAGCCAAATCGCCCTTAAACAAAGCCAGCAAAAGCCGCTGATCGTCAGCCGATTCATCTTTGCGAATGTGCCCGGGCTTGATCCAACCGCGCCGCTCGATCGCGCTGCCGGCAAGCCACCGGCTGCGCAGATCGTTCACGTCTACACCATCCCGGAAAAGAACGCGGGTTTTGTGAATCCGAACCAGGTGGTGTACAGCGCACAGTTGGGGTCTGACGTTGGCGACTGGGACTTTAACTGGGTCGGCCTCGAGGACGCCGACGGCATCTTGTTTGCCGCGTCGTCGGTGCCTCTGCAGCAGAAGCGCAGAAACATCCCGCCGGAACAGATCGGCAACAACGTCACCCGCAATTTTCTGGTGGCCTTCGACGGCGCCATGGAACTGACTGGTGTAATGATCGATGCCAGCACCTGGCAGCATGACTTCACGGTGCGCCTTGCCGGCATCGATGAGCGCGAGCGTCTGAGCAATCGCAACCTCTACGGGCGCGCGTTCTTTTTCAGTAACTCGTTGATGTTCGAAAAGACAGACGCCGGCTACCAGATCAATGGTGGCACGGCCTACGTCGAAGGCATCCGCGTGGCAATCGCGAAGTCAGAAGCGGTCCCCGGCGCCATTCCAGTAGGTAAAGTCTGGTTGGACGTTTGTCTTGAGCGTCAATTGAACGATCGGGTGGCTGTGTGGAAAGTGGTATTCGGTGAACAGGCCGATTACACCGATGCCGCCGGCGTGCGCCATTACTGCGTGCCAATCGCTGATTTCATTTCACCCAGCACTGTCGTGGATTTGCGGGACGCCGAGCCAGTCGGCGGTGCTTTGATCAAATATCTGGCATCCCGTACCGGCGACTATCCGCTGCTGCGTGCCCGGGCCACGACCAAAGCAGACGTCGGACTGGGCAATTTGCCCAATGCAATCAGCGACGATCCGGCAACCAACAGCAGCGAGATCGTGGCGTCGACCGCCGCCCTGAATAAGCTGCAAAAACAAGTCGGGGATTCGATGACCGGCATGGTGGCAGCGTTTGCAATGACCGCTGCCCCGGCGGGATGGCTGAAATGCAACGGTGCGGCGGTTTCCCGCACGACATACGCACAGCTCTTTGCCTGGCTTGGGACGCACTACGGCGCCGGCGATGGTTCGACCACGTTCAATTTGCCTGACATGCGTGGCCTGTTTCCTCGTGGCTGGGACGACGGGCGCGGGCTGGATCCTGGCCGAGCGTTCGGAGTGTACCAGGACATGATGATCCACTCTCACGCGCACTCGGCCTCAGCGGCGTCAGTTGGAGACCACCTGCACGCGGCATGGACAGATGCGCAAGGCAACCACATCCACAGTGCCTGGACTGATGCGCAAGGCAACCATGACCACGGTTTTCGCGTAGTCGATAACGGCGCCGGTGTGAACGTCGGCTATCCGGCCGGCGGCAGCGTATGGACGGAGCTTGAAATCGGTGGCGGTAAAAACGCCGATGGCCGGCCCATGCGCACTGACTACCAGGGCAACCACGCACACAACATCGGCGTCGGTGCCGCTGGTCAGCATGCGCACAACGTGGGTGTTGGAGGCGGCGGCGCGCACACGCACGCAATTGTCGTAACTGCTTCGGGCGGCACCGAAACCCGGCCTCGAAACATGGCCCTTAATTACTGCATCAAGTATTGAGATCGAGCATGACTGAAAAACTCGTGTATCAAACCGATCACCGCGGCATTTTCGTCGGTACGGTATTGGCTGACGAATCGCCTCTGGAGGCGGGTGTTTACCTGATCCCTGGCGGCTGCGTCGAAGCAGAACCGCCTGCGGTACCGGAACACAAAGCCGCTTGGTGGAACGGCAAGGCCTGGCAGTTGGTGGATTACTTCGGCGGCGTCGTGGTGTACAGCACAGACACCGGTGAGCCACGAACATTGGAAGGCTTCGAAGCAGTGCCTGCGGGCTTTACCATGGAGAAGCCCGGGCCGAATCAGATCTGGAAGAATGGCAAGTGGGTAGATGACATCGACGCCGTGCTGGCGGCTCTTCGTGAGCAGAAGTTGCAGACGATTACCACTCGCTGCGCGGACTACGTTGCGGGCGGTTTCACTTCCAGCGCCCTGGGCGAACCATATCGGTACAGCAGCGCGATCGACGACCAAGTGAATTTAAACGGCCAGGTGCTGCTGGGCCTGGACGACGTCTACCCATGCTATGACGTCGATCAGATGTTGGCCTTCCGACCGCACACTATCGAACAACTGCAAAAAGTCAGCCTTGACCTGGTGCGCTTCCGGCAGGCTGCACAGCAGCACGCGGAAACACTGCGCCAAGCTGTGGCGAAGGCTCAGAAAGACAAAAATCTGAAGGCAATGAAAGCCATCACCTGGACGCCGCCGGCATGACCTGGGCACCGGTGAGAATGCGCTGGCCGGAGCAGGCCACGCAGTGGATGGCCGGGCTGTCAGCGGCCAAGGATCTGGCAGGCGGCGAACTGGCCAGCACCGCCCAGCGCCTGGCTGGACTGAGTGGACTGGCCAACACCAACCCGGGGCCGGTCGGTAATGCAGCAAAAGGCGCGATCGCGGCCGGACGCGCAGCGCTGGCCGAGCAGATGGGGCAGGTTCCGGCGTGCCTGGTCGTGACGCCATTTCAAAGCGGCGTTGGCCAGGGCGCGGGCTATCAGCGCTTTCTGTCCGCGCCCAACGCGGAACATCTCGCCAAGAAATTGGAAGACGCCAGCGACAGTGGGCGTCCGACTGGGCCGCAATACGCTTTGTCGATCCTGTTCCTGGGCACGCGCCTGGAACAGTTGGCCAGCAGCTTGGCGCGCTTCAATGCACTGCTGCCGATCCCTGACCTGGTGCGCACCGAGCGCCGGGCGCAACACCTGGTGAAACTGGAGAGCGAAAAGTGGGAGATTCCCGGCGCCGGAACTCTACCGCGCTGGCAGGATTTGCCGCTGGAGCGTTGCACGGTGGTCAAAGCTGCCAAACAGGCGATGGCGGGGCAGATAGCCGTGCTGGAAGGCTACGCCGCTGACAGCTCGCCGTTGGCCGATCTGGCAGCGCTGGCAGCTCGCAAGAGCGCCCAGCAGCAGGGGCGAGATAAGCAATTGGCTGACCTGAAAGACCTGCTGGCCGGGGGCAACCCTGACGTCAGCATGCGCGCGCGAATGATCGGCCCAGGCACTGCCGGCGAATTACGCCGCGAACTGTTGGCCGGCGATGCCCCGGGCCACGAATGGATTCAGTGCGCCGGAGTTCTGTTGGTCGGCAGCAAAGAAGGATTGAGCTTTGTGCGGGAACTGGTGGGCCTATGACGCTGCTACTCGACGGGCAAAAAGTCCAAGGCAAGAATCTCAAAGTCACGGCCAACCTGCGAATCGAAAGCGGCGACCTGTCCGGCCAGACCAGCAACACCGACAAGGCGCACAAGGGCTTCAAACCGAAGACGCTGGCTGTCTCGCTGATGATTCCCTTTGTGGATAAAACCCAGCTGACGGATCTGTTGCGCATGGCTGAAGCCACCGCCGGCGGCGGTCAGTTGCATCTGTATCGGATCGTGAACGACACGGCCGAAACCTTCGGCGTGCGTCAGGTGGAGTTTTCTGATGGCGTCAGTGCGCGGGAAGCGGACACCCTGAAAGCCTGGCTTGTGCAGTTCACACTGAGCGAACGCGAATCGAACCCGGAAAAAGTTGAAGGCCGGCGCGCCGGCAACAAGGTCGACGCTCAAGGCGCCCCGGGCAGTGCGGTCGGCGAAGGCGGCGCCGGTGACGCAACCAACGACAACCCCACGCTGAGCGGCTTTGAAAAAGTGCTGGGACGTGTGGATAAGTGGCTGGGCGGGAGTGAGCAGACGTGAAACTGCACAAGATACTTTCCATCAACGGCGCTCCGATCGCTCTCATCAATGAAAACGTCAGGCTGGACGCTACCAGCCCCGGCCGGGCGAACTTCACAGTTCAATCCGCTGTGCCGCTGAAAGGGCTGGTGACGCTGGATATCGGCTACAACGAGGGCACGCTGCAACGGCACTTTATCGGCTACGTCGAGCGTTGCACGGCCGCCAACGCGGTCGAACAGGTGTTGTTCTGCCGTGAGCTGGCCGCCGTGCTGGCCAACCCGTTGCCGTTGAACCTACGTCATGTCGATCTGCGCGCCGTGCTGGCCGAGATCAGCGAACAGACCGGGCTGCGCTTTCGTGTCCCCGATCGGCCTTATGCCAGCGTGAAGGCGCCGTATTTCTACAGCCTCGCCGCCGGATACCAGGCGATGGACAGTTTGGCCCGAGTGTTCAGCATTCCCGACTTCACCTGGCACCAGCTGGGCAACGGTGAAGTGTTCGCCGGCAGTTGGGCAGACAGTTTTTTCGGCGCCCGTGCGCCGCTGCAAATTCCCACGGAACTGTTTGACAGCTATCAGGGCAACCAAAGCGCGATGGTCGCGGCCCTTCCCGGGTTGCGACCATGTGCAACGATCAACAACGGCGGGCGCATCACCACGGTGACGCTCTCCAATGACCAGATGGCCATCCGATGGAAGACGCAATCCGCCGTGCTGTAGAGCGACAATTTCCCGAACTCACCGGTGGTTACCACCTACCGCGTTTTGCCCGCGTTACCGCCGTGGCCGACGCGCCGGCGGACGCCGGACTGTGCGACGACTTCCGTCCGCGCTACGCCGTGGACATTGTCGTACTCGGCCCGGATGACGAGCCAGATCCGGCCATGCCGCCGCTCACTGGCGTTCCTTTACCGCTGCCCACCGGTGGGGAAGAGATGGGCATTTATGCCTTTCCAGAGGAAGGCACGCGGGTAGTGGTGTGCTTTGCCTACGGCCTGCCGAACAAGCCCTACATCCAATCGATCTTGCCGCACGGTCTGAGCATGCCGAGGGTGCCGAAAGGTGATCAGGTGTGGCAGCACAGCGAAGCCGCCCAGCAGCGCGTCGACGCCGACGGCAATTGGTTGCGCCAGACCGATGGCAAGATCCGAGATCAGGCGATCGAGCGCGAAGTTGAAGCGCTGGACAACCGCGAGCAGTTCCAGAGCCACACGCAGACGATCGATGACCACTCGACCGAGACGGTTGGTGGTGTGAAAAAGATCGAGGCGCTGGGCGCGCTCAAGCTGATGTCGGGCGGATCTGCGAGCCTGGCGGTGGTTGATGATCTACACCAGGCGACTGGCCGGGATCTAAATCTGGTTGTGGGGCAGAAGCACAACGCCACGGTGGGCGGTGATATGCAGGAACGAATTGAAGGCTTGCGAAAGAGCGTGGCCGGTGTGAGTCAGCAAATGCAGGCGCCGAAAAACTGGATTGGGTCTGAAACCATCAATTTATTCAAGGTGGTATGCGACATGCTTGATTTGCTGCAGCAGATGAACACGCAACTGGCCTCCCACACTCATATCCCCGGACCAACGCCGAGTCCAACCGATGCAGCGGCATTTACGGCTAAGGCTGCGCAATCGATGGAGCAAGCATTGAAATTAAAGCTGATCACTCTATAGGCGCCTGACTTATTTCGGGTTTAGTAAGAATTACGTCGTGGGTGCTAATGCTAGTTGCTTCGCGGCGCGATCTTTCATAGATTTGCCTAAGTAATATTCCCTGTAAAAATCTCTCGTTCCGTGAGTCATTGCGCTCATTAATGATATGCGGGACTCAAACTCATCACAATTTTGTGAATCAGAAAGGATGGTGAGTATTTGAGGTACGCTCATGAAGAAAGAGTCGTAGAAAGGTATGCCAGAATGCGGGTCATACTCATTGTTAAGTTCTGCAAGTCTACGAATCTCTGCCGTGAATTTACGCCAGTCTTCAAGCTTTACATTATCTTTCTTTTTTGGATGATTGAGCGTTGTATCGGTTGCGTGTCGAAGAATAATTTGAAGTCCGACTTTGTCTTGGAGTGCGCCGAAATCATTAAGGCTTACTGATATTCGTTTGGTTTTACGCCCGTTTAAGCTCACCGTTTTGCTTTTACCTTTATGAACCAATTCTATGGAATGATTGTCCTTGAGTTGTCGTTCGATTCTCATGGCTTGCATATGAGAAAACATTAAGCTGTCTGCCAAATCCTGCAGCAGCGAAAGCTCCTCGCCAGACATGGCTTTTCGTGTTAGGCCTTTCTTTTTGATCTCGAAAATAAGTATTGTTTTTGATGTTTCAACCAATAGGTCACACTCAAAATCGTCTGCTCCGCTTATATTTCTTCTGTCCCCAAAGGAAATTTCAAAGCCTTTCTCTTCAAATTGCTCTCTCAAGAGATCTTCAAGCTCGTATCCTAGTGTAGATTCGTTCGCCTGATTATGTTTGTTATCTGGAAAGGATATTGCCCTAAGGACTGAGTTTAGCGCGCCAAGTGCACAAATGCTTTTTGGGTATAGGAAGTATTTGTCTTTTAATAATATGGCGGGCTTAAAGTAATAATCGATGTCGTTGCTAACCGGAGGGAAGGTTAACGTTGTATTCACATTGTTTGGGCGGTAAGCGAGGACGTTGTCCATTATCTTTTTGACGAGGTGTATTTGGATTTTTGCCTGTGCGGCAATGGTCGCAGGACTAACACCAATTGATACCTTTTCCTTGGATAAGTCGATGAGCGCGGTTGCTACTCGATTAATATCCCGAAGTTTTAAATAGTCTGATTGCAATTCGTTTGCAATAAATATTCTCGAAAGACGTGTCAAAAGCACCTTGGCATGTTGTGCTTTGAGTTGTGAGAAACTTATCAGGTTGTCGTGCCAGACCGTTTCCTGTAAAAAAATAATAAATTTATCTGTAGGTAGAAACATCGTCTCCCATTGTGAGTAGGGTTGTATCTCAAAAATGGTTGTCAGGTCTCTACAGAAGAGTATGAGGCTAACAAATTCGTTTGCATTGTTTTTTGTGCCCTTGTCGCCAATGTGTCGTGCGCCGATTGCTAACAAATATCCATAAGGAATATCTGCAGTTCTCAATTCATGATTTATTTTCACTTTTCTCAAAGAAAGGAATCTGCCGGCGGAAGCTCTATATTCTGGGGATAACAACTCAAATAATGTTTTGAGTAAGTTTTTGCCGCCAATGCTTCTACAGTATTTGTGTATCTCATGGTTTATTAGTGCATAGCTTTTATCTTGAATGTGTATCTCATGTTTTACTTCATGGAATAAGATTCCGAAACTTTCTAGCTTTGTGTATGCGAGAGCGAATTCGTGCGTTTTAGTATCAAACTCTTCTTTGGTGTTCAGGCTGAACGCTCTAAACACGTATCTGTAGTGCAACACTATCGAGATTGCTTGTTTCCAGTCTGGTTCACTTGTAAGTATCTCGGATTCCGTCGAGATTCTCGCTGACTCAAATAAGCAGTTGAATACTCTCAAGTAGAACGTAGCTTCGGATCTTGTCTTTATACTCCATATTGCGAGTCTCTTCCTTAGCAATAGTAGGCTGGAAACTAGCAGGTCGATATCGTTGCCCAATTCTCTCCTTATTAAGAGATATGCTTGGTCGTAGTCGCCGGGCGATAGGTCGGGAGTAAGTCCTTTTTCTAATATCGAAGCTTCGTCACAACATTTAATGAAATCTTCAATGATCATAATTTAATTCCATAAAATTAGTCGCCCGTCTGATGCTCTACATAGCTATTTTTCCCGGCCGTCCGCCCGACAAGCGGCAACAATCTTGGTATTGAACCTTAATCTATCCCAAGCGGCACCACCATGACTGTGCGTAAGCGCACCCATCGACGTACTCAATGCCGCTCAATACAAAACCGGTTACAGCCATCCCAGCGAGTGTCGCGTCCAGTAGGCGGGGCAAAGGCTCTTTATCAAGTGGCATGCCCACAACCACCCGGGCTACGTTGGCACTCCGTCCCAGTTCGGCATTGTTTTCCGAGTTCACCATCACATTGCCACATACGGCCGGATAGCGTCGCCTTTCTTGAGGCGTTAGCGCAACGCCCCGGCACCTCATCGGGGTAATCAACATATGCACTTACCGGCCCGCCTATGCGCCAAGTTCACGATCAAAAAGCGCTTCGACCGCATAGGCCAGAGCACCATCGGCTTGCTCTAGGAGATCGCTGAGATCGTCACGGTCGATCACCTGATCGCGATGTAAAGCGTAAGCCCTAGTCAGCAGGACTTTGTGATGAGATCCCGGGTGCGCTAGTAAAGCGGTTTCATCACGCAGCAATGCGTGCCACAGCGCGACAGCGGTGGCTTGGTCGACCCTTTCACGACGTTCTTCATTCATCAGTGTCTCCTATTGATAACTGTATGTATGAACAGTATATCTGCGGAGCTTCGTCAGGGTGTCGCGGGCCGATGAAGTGCTGATCGTCGTTGATCAGGCCTGGCGATATCTAAATTATGAGAGCGAAGAAAAAACTGATGAAAAAGCACTTATCCCCCTCCCGCCAACGGGCCTTACGTGCACTTTTTGTGCAAAGCCGAAAACCGTGCAAACGATCCTCAAGCCCAAGCAAGCCGCGGGCGGGGAGGCATGCTTTCACATTTCACAGTTTGCAAATCTTGGAAGGAAAATGCAGCCAGCTTGCAAAGCGGGTCCATGGATGGCCTTGAGCTGGCAGCCGCTGTAGCGCCCGGTTACGGCTGAGCCAGATAAAGAAAATCTGGATTTGAGAGAGTTTCTGATTTTGTGATTGTTCCGGTTCGGGGCGTACGGACAGTTCTCCCGAGCCCGAGCAATCGAACTCCAGATGCCCCGGAACCCGAGCGCTGCGGCCCTTCCCTGGTGGTGGAAAGGCTTTCACACGACTGCACTCGAGTCGACCAGTTAAGCGGTTCTGATCCGGCATCTAAAAAATTAGCTGAGCGGTCAGCGTCGTTTTTTTTACGTACTCAACATGCCTATTTTCAGATGAGGGCTGGGAAAAAGGTAATTTTGGTAAGGGACGTATAGAAGCGGCCTGCAACCCTTATGGCGCTTGGCTTGCAGTCATTACCTCAGAGGGTAATTTTAGGTAAGACTGAAGGTAATATTTTCCGAAGTGCCCGATTTTACTGGGTTTGACGCTCATGGACGATTACCAAGCTGAAAGGTAATTTTCTAACCTATTTCTTACCTGATTATTACCTTTACTGAAACCTGCCAAAGCCGCTGTTTTAAAGGCTTCCAGCGGTTCCCAGTGCCCACATTACCAATATTACCTTTTTCCCATGGCTCAACATGAATCGCAAAAACGCCCGCTGCGAACCGTTTCTGCGCCCTGACGCATTTTCTCTCTGGGACAGCCATGGGACAGATCTGGGACAGATTCTGGACAGGCGACCGGGCTGCAGCCCTTATAAACCGGGGGGTAGGTTCGAAAAATCGAAAACGGGTAGTTTCGAATCTCTCCTTCACCGCCACATTCAGTGAACACAAACCCCTGATTTTCCTAGAGAAAGTCGGGGGTTTGTGGTTTTTGGCGTCTGGAAAATGGTGACGTGGGACCGCTGATGTTCGGCATCTATGAACGTGTCTTAGCGATCATTCTCTCTCCAAAGCTATACAAACCCCTGTCACCCGTCGAAATCTCCTACACGCCTCATTGACCCCCCGAACCGTCCCGAGTTTACTGTATGCGCATACAGTAAATTCACTATCAGGTTCGTATCATGAGCGTCACCATCCTCGGCCCTTTGTCAGGCGCGGGCGAAAAGCTTGCGCTGTATTCGTTTCGGATTCCCGCCGGTTTTCCTTCGCCGGCGGCTGATCACATTGAAAAGCACATCTCTCTGGACGAGGTTTTTGATATTCGTGCACCGCACGTTTATCTGGCGAAGATCGAAGGCGAGAGCATGCAGGACGCGGGGATATTTTGCGGTGATCTGGTGATCGTCGATCGCAGCCTGAATGCCGAGCACGGCGATATCGTCATCGCCGGTCTCAACTCCGAACCTGTCTGCAAGCGCCTGCACATGCGCGACAACACCATCATCCTTCTTTCGGCCAACAGCAAATACCCGCCTCGCTATGTGATGGAAGGGGATGAGCTGGTGATCTGGGGTGTGGTGACTTACAGCGTGCGCGACCATGGAAAATCGTGAGCAGGTCTTCGCGCTGATCGATTGCAACAGCTTCTATGCCAGCTGCGAGCGAGTGTTCCGGCCCGATCTGGCGAAGACGCCGATTGTCGTGCTGAGCAATAACGATGGCTGCGTGATTGCCCGGAGTTATGACGCCAAGCCCTTTGTGAAAATGGGCGCGCCGTATTTCCAGATTCGCGATGATTTGCGCCGCCATGGCATTCAGGTGTTCAGCAGTAATTACGCCTTGTACGGCGACATGAGCGAGCGGGTGATGACGATCATCGAATCCATGGTGCCGGCGGTCGAGGTGTACAGCATTGATGAGGCGTTCGCCGATCTCAGCGGCATCCCTGGGGACCTGACCGCGTTTGGCCGCACCATCCGCTCTGCTGTTTATAAGCGCACCGGCATCCCGGTCGGCGTCGGCATCGCCCCCACGAAAACGCTGGCCAAGCTCGCCAACCACACCGCGAAACGCCTGCAAGCGCATACCGGTGGCGTGGTCGACATCTGCGATCCGTCCAAACGCGACTGGGTGCTGCGCAATACCGATGTCGGTGAAGTGTGGGGCGTCGGGCGGCGGATGAAAGCTCATCTGGAAAGCATGCAGATCAGAAGCGCGATGGACCTGGCGAAGGCCGATCCGTGGACGCTGCGGCGCAAGTTCAGCGTGGTGATCGAAAAGACCGCGCGCGAACTGGGTGGCACATCCTGTCTGGAACTGTCGGAAACAGAACCGCCGAAGCAGGAAATTTGCAGCAGCCGCATGTTTGGCAACCGTTTGACTACCATCGAGCCGATCAAGGAAGCCGTGGCGACTTATGTGCATCGAGCGGCGGAAAAGCTGCGTGTTCAGAATTCGCTGTGCAAAAAGATCCGCGTGAGTATCCGCACCGGCATGTTCAATCCGGAAGAGGCGAAGTACGCCAATGGCGCGCTGATCGAGTTGCCTTATCCGACCAATGATGTGCGGTTGCTGAGTAAGGTGGCGAGCGAAGCGATCGATCGATTGTTCCGGCCGGGCTTCAAGTACAGCAAGGCTGAGGTGCTGTTGATGGATCTGCGACAGCCCGGAGAATTTACCGAAGACCTGTTTGCACAGTCCCAACCTCAAGCGGCGGAGAGGGTGATGGGCGTGCTGGACCAGATCAATCAGCGCTGGGGGCATGGAACGTTGCGAGCGGGGAGTGTGCCGGCTGATCCGGCCTGGGGCATGCGGCGGGAGATGATGAGCTCGAGTTTTACGACGAAGCTGGATCAATTGTGGGTCGTTAAATCTAATTGA